GCCCTAGCGACTGTCCCAGCAGACGCTTACAAGACTCTAGGGCAACTTTGTAAGGAGGTAGCCAGATGGCTAACACAACTTTTAATGGTCCAGTCCGGTCTGAGAACGGCTTTGAGGTAATCAATGTCAATTCAACCACTGGTGCCGTAACCAACACTTGCGATATCGCCTCTACGGGCATTGTAACGGACAAATACGTTAAGCACGTTGGTTTTGCTACGGGCGTTACTGTCAACACCACAGCGGGGGACAGCCCAGCGATTGGTGAGTTTACGCAACCTGCCAATACCATTATCACTAACATCAAGATCTTCTGTGCGACGGCTCCCGTAATTGGATCTGGCGATATTGGTTACGAGGTCGGAACTTCTTCTTCCGGTGCTCAGATCGTTGCTACGCAGCCAGACGAGATTCTAGACGCCGGAACGACGGTCGTGCTTGCTAATGTCACGGTAACGTCTCTGGTTCTTCAGACACAGGACGCTGCGACGGCTCCCGCTTCCGTGCAGTATACTTCCGCAGAAAGAACAATCTTCTGCAACATCACTAACACGGTAAATGCCACAACGGCAGGCTCCTTTACGTTCATTATCGAATACGTGCAGATTGCATAGAGTAGGGTGGGGAGTGATCTCCCCGTTCTTTCTAGAAGGAGACTAATATGGCGGATGCAGTAACAGCAACAACAGTAATTGACGGCGATAGAACTGCCGTAATTTATTGTACCAATACCAGTGATGGAACCGGAGAATCTGCCGTTGTTAAAGTAGATGTATCGGCACTATCTTCTCGTCAGGATGGTACTGCTTGCACGGGAGTCAGGCTTGAAAAGATAGTATTTTCTAATGTGGGCATGGGCGTCAAGCTTCTATGGGATGCGTCCACAGACGTTATCGCCGTCCAGTTGCCAGCGGATTATTCGGACACTCTGAACTATTCAGATATTAATGGTCTTCCTAATGTTGCCGCTTCTGGCGGTAAGACAGGAGACATACAGCTTACGACTGTGGGTCACACCAGCGGAGACACCTACTCTGTAGTTGTCTACTGTATAAAAGAATATTGAGGGAATGTCTGAAAATAAGGAAGGTCATACGATTGGCTTTATAGGGACAGGGGATAAGAATGGCAACTTCTGGATCGGTTGATTTCAACCTGGATATGGCCGAAATTACAGAAGAGGCCTTTGAGAGATGTGGACTAGAATTTAGAACAGGTTATGATTCTGCAACTTCTCGGCGATCTCTAAATCTTCTTTTTGCGGAATGGGCAAATAGGGGGTTAAATCTATGGACTGTGGAGCAAATAACACAGCCTTTGGCCCAGCTATCATCTACCTCTTCTATTGCGGCTTACCCCATTGGGGTTATAACGGCTACGGTAGGAGCTTCCACTAATCTTAGTGTTGGGGAGACTATCACTGGGGGAACCAGCAGTGTTACCGCGTCTATCATAAGCAAGCCTTCCTCGACCACCCTTACCTTGACCGTTCCTTCTGGAGCTTTTACCGCGGGTGAAACAATCACAGGGTCAAGTAGCGCGGCCAGTACAACTATTAGTTCGGACCCTTCCTTAACCGATGTTCAATCAACGGTAAGTTTCCTGGAAGCAGTAATAAGACGGAGCAGTTCGGATATAAGTATTAATAGGATAAGCAGAGGCGATTATCTCAATACCCCAGATAAAACAACTCAAGGTAGACCCACGCAATTTTATGTAGATCGTTTGATAACACCTACAGTAACTGTTTGGCCTTCTCCCGAAAATTCTACGGACGAACTTATATATCACAGGGTTCGGCGTATCGAAGATGTAGATAACGCGATTAACACAGCGGATTTACCCTTCCGGTTTCTTCCATGTCTTGTAGCGGGTCTAGCCTATTATCTAGCGATTAAGAGGGCTCCTCAGAAGGTTGCACTATTAAAAGAACTTTATGAGGAGGAATTTCAAAGAGCCGCATCAGAGGACGCAGAGAGATCAGGTCTACGTCTAGTCCCAAGTTATGCTTCGATGAGTCTTTCGTGATGGCTAAATATGCTTCGGGTAAACATGCTTTAGGTATCTCAGATCGTTCTGGGAGAGCGTATAAAATAACAAACATGATTATGGAATGGAATGGATATCTTGTAGGCAGAGATGAATATGAATCAAAGCAGCCTCAATTACAGCCGCGGCGTATCCGGGCAGATCCTCAAGCCTTAAAGATAAGCCGGCCAGCTAGAACGGAGCCAGCGGTGGAAGTTTTACTGGCGTTCAATAGTTTTAAATCAGGTTCAAGTGGCTCTGCCGTCATAACAGTTACGGAGCCTGGGAATGGTCGAAGCTCTGGAGATACGGTTAGATTTAGAAATGTAGCAGCCTTTGATGGATTTACCGAATCTGCTATAGAGGATAGTTCTGGATTTTCCATCACCAAAGTAGACGACGACAATTATACCTTCACTTCTGGAAGTGGAACAGCAGCTTCGGGTAATGTTAAAGGGGGCGCGGGGTTTTCTTCCGCTGGACCCGTAACGGTGAGTTCATAAGATGGCCTATACATTTACAACATTGAAAACAGCTATTGAGGACTACACTCAAAACACGGAATCCACCTTTGTCGGTCAGCTATCCAGATTTATTCTGAATGCCGAAGAACGTATTCTAAAAGAATGCCAATTAGATGTGTTTCGTAGATCTTCGCAAGGATCGGCTAATTCAGGAAATCAATATTTATCCAAACCAACGGACTTTCTGTCCCAGAATTCTTTGAGTGTCATTAACTCCTCGAGCAAAGAGTTCCTGTTATACAAACAAGTAACTGCCTTACAAGACTACACGCCGAATCCTACAACCACAGGAACCCCTAAATACTATGCCGATTGGGACAACGATGCCTTTTTGTTGGCCCCCACTCCCGATAGTAACTACACCATGGAGTTACATTATTTTTATCGACCAACGTCTATCACCACGAGTTCTGACGGGACAAGTTGGCTTGGAACCAATGCGGAACTTGCTCTTTTGTATGGTAGCCTTGTAGAGGCCTATACTTTTATGAAGGGGGAAGCTGATATTCTTCAGGTCTACAATGGAAGATACCAGGAAGCTCTGCAATGGTTGAAGAATCTTGGCGAAGGTCTACAGACCAGAGATCAATATAGGTACGACAGAGTTAGAAGGGATGTGGCTTGATGCTGGGCAGTGAGGGCAACGCTGGTGTTGGCAACCCTCTGGTATTTACAACAACGAACCGAGGTCATTCTCCTGAAGAAATGGCGGAGATGGCTATGAACAAAATTATGTCCGTTTCTAGAGATGCCCCCCCGGTTATACGGGATCAAGCTTTAGCACACAGAGATAATTTGAAGGATGTGCTGATATTCTATATGAATAAGATGGCGCAAAGTGAGAGGACTACTATTTGGGCTCTGTTAAAGAAGCAGGGCCATGATGACTTGGCAGAGATTATAAGGAGGTTGTAATGGCCGTTGGATCATCCGCAATGTGCGGGACATTTAAAACAGAGGCGATGGCAGGTATTCATTTTTTGACCCCGCATACGCGCACAGGTTCGAGTGCTATTGGTGCGGACACATTTAAGATCGCGATGTTCACCAACAGTTCATCTATTAGTGCGGACACCACTGGCTATACAACCAGTAATGAGGTCAGCGGTACGGCTTATACGGCGGGAGGTAATACGTTGGCAAGTATTACACTTGCTCTGGCTGATAACAGCAGTGCTGTACCCACCGCTTTTCTGGATTTTGCAGATAGTACATGGTCAACCTCTACTATTTCCAGCGCCAGAGGAGCTTTGATTTATAACAGTACTCTAAGTTCTGCGGGTACAGGATCAACGACAAATCATGCTGCGGATCCTGCGGTTGCAGTAATCAACTTTGGTGGCGACAAGTCATCTAGCGCAGGTGATTTCACCATACAGTTTCCGGCAAATGACGCGAATAACGCGATAATTAGGATTGCGTAATGGCCCTTATTACTGGCTGGGATAGAAGTACCTGGAACTCAGGAGCGTGGAATAGTCCCGTTCCCGTTGAAGTTACGGGTGTTTCTGCGGCCAGTGCTATTGGGACTTCGGTCGTTAGTCTTCCAGTCAGCATTAGTGTTACGGGTGTTTCTGCGGCCAGCGCGATTGGATCTCCTTCTGTATTTGCATCTGTAACTGTAATACCAACGGGTGTTTCGGCAGCATCTGCCGTTGGATCTCCTTCTGTTATTGCAAACGCTAATATTTCTGTTACCGGGGTCTCAGCAGCAAGCGGCATTGGTTCTGTTCAGATAAACTTTGCGTTTAGTGTAGAGGGCGTTTCTGCTGAAGGAATTGTCAATAATGCCCTTGTGTGGAGTATTATTGATACAACACAAACGCCGGATTGGACGCAAATAGCGGCATAGGAACAAGATTATGGCTTCATCATATACAACAAGTTTTGGTATCGAAAAAATCGGGTCTGGGGAACAGTCGGGTGCGTGGGGGACAACTAGCAACCACAATCTTGATATTCTGGATCGGGTAGCTTCTTATAGCGCGTTCGGTCTTACTGGAACCACACACACTCTTACGGTTCGAGAAGCATCCCCGGAATCAGGAACTGAAAACCTTCAGACGGGTATGTATCGCGTGATTAAATTCACGGGTGCTCTAGGTGGTGACAATACAGTCACAGTCGCTCCAAATACGACTGCGGCTTATTTCATTATGATTAACGCAACCACAGACTCCGGATCTAGTGGGCCGTATTCTGTTATTCTAACCCAAGGAAGCGGTGCCAATATAACGATAGCAAACGGTAAATCTGCCATCGTTTACATGGATGGGGCTGGTTCTGGTGCGGCGGTTGTTGATGCTCTATCAAACTTGGCTCTCGCAACCCTGACCGCTTCTGGAGATGTTACCTCTAGCGGAACCTTCAATGCGCTAGGTGATACTGCCGCAAGCGACAAAGCAGCCGTTGGGTATGCGGCAGCAGAAGGTCTTGTTCTTACCGGCCAGGGTTCCACCAACGATGTAACAATCAAGAATGATGCCGATGGAGAAGTTATGGGGGTTCTTACCGGGACAACCACGGCAGCTTTCACGGGTCAGGTGACTGGAACCGGGTTTACCGGGACGTTAGACGGAATATTGGGGTCCGGTACACCAGCGGCTGCGACGGTTACAACTATGGACGCGTCGGGCGTGGCTACGGCGACAACCTTTGAGCCGGACGGTGATACATCCGCTAGTGACAATGCGGCTATTGGTTATACCGCCGCCGAAGGACTTATCCTTACGGGTCAGGGTTCGACTAACGATATAACTATTAAGAATGACGCGGATGCGGATGTCCTAACTGTCCCCACAGGAACGACAACCGCATCGGTAGCGGCTAAATTAAGTCTCGCAGATGCAAGTTATGTGGATATTTCAACCCCTCTGCTAGCAGGAGCAGACCACACTTACACAGGTTTAACAGCACAAATGTTGGCTGGTGGAGCAATAGCGGCGTTTGATCTGGTCTGTGTTCACACGACAACGCAAGAGGTAGTTGAAGCAGACGCGAGTGCATATGCCACTGCTAGAGTTATAGGTATTGCACCTGCTGCGATTTCTGACACTGCGACTGGAACAGTATTGCTCCACGGATTTATTCGTGACGATACCTGGGCATGGACGGCGGGGTCTACTCTTTATCTATCAGAAACGGCTGGCGCTATGACCCACACAGCGCCAAGCACAGACGGTGCATTTGTTTTGGTTGTTGGTGTGGCACTTTCCCCTGATGTTGTTTACATAAATCCAAGTATGGATGTTATTGAGCACGCGTAATGGCAAATGCAGTTGAAAAACTAAACACCATCGCTATAGCAAGCATTGAAAAGGTTAATACCTTAACTGATGCTAATATAGAGAAAATCAATACGTTGGAGTTTGCTGGTACAATATACACCGTAGCCACTGGCGGTACAATTTCGACCGACGGTGACTATAAAGTACACGTATTCAATAGCAGTGGCACTTTCCAAATTACAACTTTAGGCACCGATGCCGTTGTTGAATACTTGGTCGTTGCTGGCGGCGCTTCAGGCGGTACTTATGAGGGCGGCGGCGGCGGCGCTGGCGGCTATAGAACGGCCACAGGAATGAGCGTCAGCGCAACGTCATATTCGGTGACGGTGGGTGGGGGTGGTGCCTCCGCCACCACTGCAACGAAGGGTAATACTGGTTCAAATTCCGTATTCAACAGCATCACCTCGGCTGGTGGAGGGGGCGGTGCGATGCAAAATGATTTGGTGAACCACGCTGAAGATGGCGGCAGCGGCGGCGGCGGCGCTGGCTATGGGGGTAACAACGCGACCGGCGGGTCAGGCAACACTCCGTCAACCTCGCCGAGTCAAGGTAATAGCGGCGGTGATGCCCCTGGTGGTGGTTATCATGGTGCTGGTGGTGGTGGTGCTGGAGCCGTAGGTGGCGATAGCAACTCCTCTGTTGGTGGTGCCGGTGGCGCTGGTACGGCCTCATCAATTACGGGCTCAAGTGTAACAAGAGGTGGCGGCGGCGGCGGCGCAACTCGCGGTGCCACTCAGGGTGCCGGTGGTTCGGGCGGCGGCGGTGCTGCTGGAATGGGATCAGCCGCCGTAGCTGGCACCGCGAACACGGGCGGCGGCGGCGGCGGGTCGGGCTACCCAAGTGGGAAAGATACTGGTGCTGGTGGGTCAGGTGTTGCAATCATCCGTTACCTATTTCAGTAGGATTTGATATGGCACATTTTGCAGAACTTGACGAAAACAATATCGTACTCCGCGTGATCAGGGTTTATGACGCGCACGAAGCGGACGGCGAAAACTGGTGCCATGAATTTGCCGGTGGCAACTGGAAGCAGACAAGCTACAACGGAAATATGCGACATAACTATGCGGGCATTGGGTATGTTTTTGATGCCGATGCTGACGCATTCTACGCGCCCCAGCCTTACCCGTCCTGGTCGCTCGACGATGCGTTTGTCTGGCAACCGCCAACACCACGCCCAGATGATGACAAAGATTATTTTTGGGATGAGGCTAACGTAAAATGGTCGGTGATGGTGGATTAGAAATGATATTCCTAGCATCACTTCCTCGTTCGGGTAGCACCCTATTAACATCACTTTTGAACCAACGTCCCGATGTGTACGCCAGTCCAACGTCCAATCTCTGTAATATATTAAATGCTGCTAAACAAGTGTGGGATCAAAGTGCAGCTACTAAAGCTGATGGTGGTAAAGAGAGTGACATCATCCGCATTTTGAGAAGTATTCAGGATGCCCGATATGAGACAGATAAATTAGTTTTGGACAAAGCTAGAAATTGGTGCGTTCCTGAAACTATAAAAACAATGATAAAAGTACAAGGCGATGCAAAGATCGTCGCTACTGTAAGGCCAGTGGCAGAGTGTCTTGCGTCATTCGCTAAATTGATTAATCCCGAAAACATTATGGACTTTTGTAAACGGCACAAATGGGCTCAACATCTATTTGACAGCTATGAAAACATGCAGGCTGGTTATAAAGAATACCCGAACAATTTCTTACTTATTGAATATGATGATCTTGTATCTAATCCTCAAGTTCAATTAAATCGTATTGCTAAGTTTATTGGAATTGATCCATTTATTTATGACTTCAACAATATTGAAGACAGTAAGGAAATAGATGAAGTCTGGGGGGTTGAAGGGCTGCACAAGGTCCGCAAGAAAGTATCCAAACGCACTTATTCAGCGCGTAAAATTCTCGGCAAAAGTGCGTGGAATTTATATCAAGGCGGTGAGTTTTGGAATGATAAGCCTTTGCTTAACGATAAAGGCCGCGAAGTATCTGCATGGGGTAATGCTTCAGAAAAAACTGCTTTTCTACAAAATGTCGATTCCAATCAACCTGTTTGGAATGGAGAAAAAAATGCCGTTGTTTTATTGCATTTACAACGTGGGCTGAAAGATCAAATATCTCAAGTTCGATACGCTCGTGAGCTGAAAAAATTAGGTTGCACGGTAGTTGTTTCATGCACACAAACTTTGGCTGAAAAACTTCGCCATGCTGATGGGGTGGATGTTGTCGTGCAGCACGAGGTGTCGAGTGGTGTGTACCATGATTTCTATTTACCTGCCATGTCTGCACCGATTCAACTTGGCTACCAAAATTCGGCAGACATTGCTTAAGAATGCTTAATGTAAATGAATGGTTTTATTTTACAAAAGGTTTAGACAGAAAAACCTGTAATAAAATAAGAAATACAGCGAAGGGAAACTGGAAACAATCAACAGTAGATACCAAAAAAGGTATTACAGAAGAAGAACGAATAACTGGCGCAAAAACAATTGATGCTACAGATACAAATTCAAGAATAAGTGATGTTGCATGGACATCAGAACAATGGATATATGATACGGTTTGGCCGTGGATGGAAGAAGCAAACAAACGGGCTGGTTGGAAATATGATATTAGGGCCGCAGAATCTATGCAAATAACCCGTTATAAAAAGGGCGGGTTTTATTGTTTTCATCGCGACGGCAAGGGGGATCATTTATCTGCATATGACATGCCAGACAAAGAATTTATGCACGGTAATGTTAGAAAATTATCAATGACTGTCTTGTTGAATGATAATTATGAGGGTGGAGAGTTTCAGTTTGCTACTTATAATAAAGAAAAATGTGAAATTAGTGTGCCAGAATTTAATAAAATAGGGTCCATTGTTGTGTTTCCTTCCGATATGGAGCATCGGGTTGCGCCTGTAACAAAGGGAACTAGACATTCATTAGTGGCGTGGTTTTTAGGACCTCCTTTTAAATAAAACAATGTGGTTGTGAGAATTGTCATGGATAAGGGTCAAGATGTTTCCTCACAATCCGTAATGGAGGCAGCTAAAGAAGTACAAGGGAAACTAAACACCCATGAAGCGGTTTGCGCGGAGCGGTGGAAAGAAACTATTGAGCGGATAAAACGCCTTGAGTTGATTATGATTGCTTCCGCTGGAGCAGTGATCGTCTTAATGGCCGGAATGCTTTGGAAGATATAGGATGCCGCTATCAAAAATACAGTTTCGCCCTGGAGTTAACAGGGAGACTACGTCCTACGGGGATGAAAACGGCTGGTTTAATTCCGACCTAGTGCGTTTTCGCAAAGGTCGTCCTGAGAAAATGGGCGGATGGACCCGTCTTAGTAGTAACACCATAAAGGGAACGGGAAGATCTCTTCATGTGTGGGCCGCATTGGACGGCTCCAAGTACATGGGCCTTGGAACCGAGACCAAATTCTATATAGAAGAGGGTGGTGGGTATAATGATGTTACCCCCATTCGAGTGACAACTACTCTCGGAGCAAACCCCCTTACAACAGGTGCTGCATCGAGTGGTGTTGTAACGGTTACGGCTCCTGCTCATGGGGCAGTAAACGGAGACTTTGTTACATTAAGCGGAGCAACGACTACGGATGGAATTACAGCGGCTCAGTTGAATACAGAACATCAGCTTACTCTTATAGACTCGAACAGCTACACAATACCAACCACAGGAGCCGCTTCTTCTGGGTCCACTGCTGGCGGGGGTTCCGCTGTTGTTGCTGCCTATCAAATAAATACTGGTCTTAACACGGTTGTAACGGGTACGGGTTTTGGCGCAGGTCTTTGGGGAGGTCTGAGTACAGGTTATTCACAAACTACCCTGAATGATAGCGGTGGAATAAGCGATTCTGACACAACTTTCATCCTGACAAGCGCAGCGGATTTTGAGACAGCGGCAACTACAACAGGCGCGAATCTTACCGCTGCCAGTACAACCATTGCCGGAGCCGATACTACTGGTTTTCCCAGTAAGGGTACTATCAAGATAGGAAGCGAAAACATTCGCTATGGAACTAATGTAGGGAATGTCTTCGGAGATCTGACAAGGGGAGACGACGGAACCACGGCGGCGAGTTCTTCTAGCGGGGCTGCCATAACTTTTGTTGGGCTTGTTTTAATCCAGGATGAACTGCTTCAGTACACAGGTAAAACATCCAATACGATTAATGCAGGGGTTGTAAGAGGAGTCAGGGGAACAACTGCGGCGGCTCATGCTGATGGAATAGCAGTTAAAGAGGCTAATGATTTTGTAGGATTCGGACAAGCTTCGGCCACCGCCGCAGAGTCAGGATCAAATATTCGGCTGTGGGCGCAAGACAACTGGGGCGAGGATCTTGCCTTTAATGTTTATGATGGTGGGCCTTATTACTGGGACAAAACTCTTGGTCTAGGGAACAGAGCCACAACCTTTGCCTCTCAGACAGGGGCTTCGGATGCTCCCACTATTGCGCGAAGAATTATGGTGTCGGGCGCTGATCGTCACATAGTCTGTTTTGGATGTAATCCTATAAACGAAACAGAGCAGGATTTGTTGATGATTCGCTGGTCCGATCAGGAGGGTCCCTTTGATTGGACTCCTACGGCTACCAACACGGCAGGATCCCAGAGAATTTCCTCTGGTTCCGAGATAATCTCCGCCCAGAAAACACGTCAGGAGATGCTGATCTGGACGGATACATCTCTTCATGCCATGCGTTTTGTAGGACCGCCTTTTACTTTTGGCGTCAGTATGCTGGCAAACAATGTATCAATAATAGGGCCAAATGCCGTCACAACTGTGGGAGACAAGGTGTTCTGGATGGACCGGGAAAACTTCTTCGTCTACACGGGCCGTGTTCAGGTTATTCCATGCACCCTTCTGCGTTACGTGTTCGATGACATCAATCTGGAACAGAATTTCAAATGCTTTGCTGCGTCCAACAAGATGTTTGATGAAGTTTTCTGGTTCTATCCAAGTGCCGATGCTTCCGAGATAGACCGCTACGTTAAGTTCAACTTTACAGAGAACACATGGGATCTAGGAACTCTTTCCAGAACCGCCTGGGTGGACTACGGAATTCACAACAACCCAAGAGCCTCTGGCCAGTCAAGTGATACGAACTATACCTATGTGCATGAAAGCGGCGATGATGATGATGGGTCCGCCATGACGGCTTTCATCGAATCTGCTGATTTCGATCTTGGAGACGGTGAGCAGTTCATGTTCATGGATCGTCTGATACCGGATATTGACATAACCAGTACCGATTCGGATGCTTCCGTAAACTATATCCTGAAAACGAGGAACTACCCTGGAGATAGTCTTGCCACGAACTCCACAAATGCCGTTAAATCCTCCACCCAGCAGGCTTTCTTGCGGAGCCGTTCGAGGCAGGCTGCCTTGCGGATTGAGAGCGACACAACTGACATCACCTGGACCTTGGGTGATCTCAGACTTGGCTTACGACCTGATGGGAGACGGTAATGGCTAAGTTACTGGATCACGCGATGCCCATGGCTCCCGATCAATATGATGCGGATACTTTTGTACGAATTCTAAGAGATCTTGAGATGGCCTTGACGAAAATGGATTTCCCTTCCGTGGTAAGCGGAGAGGATGACACTAACGGCGTAACGTGGTTCATGGAATAATGGCTTCAGCATATAAAAATATTGCCGTTTTGGTGGGAGCGACAGGAGATGTCACAATTTATACCTGTCCAGCAGCAACACAGGCCTTGATAAAGAATATAAACCTTTATAATAGTCATTCTGGGACTATAGTGGTTTACCCAAAGATTACCGACAGTTCCGCTTCTGTAACGGTCACGTTGGAGAAGAATAGTATAGCAACTGTCGCCGATACGTCTCTCGTTGGTCCTTTTGTTCTCGAAACCAGCGATGCGCTGATACTGAACTGTGACACAGCGTCGAAGATTTATGCCTTCGCGAGCGTTTTGGAGCTTTCCTGATGATAGTACCTAGTTCTCCTAAATTTTCCGGCGAACCCACCGCAGAAGCTTTATCAAATGGGCTGGCCACTCTTGGTCGTTACGGTGATAACTACATGGTCCACGCCGCTGAAGGCGAGACTGTTATCCCCAAAGAAATTCTGGAAGCCAACCCTGGTTTAAAGAACGATCTCTTCCGCCAAATGACGATGATGGGAATTAAAGACCCTAATCGTTATGTTGTGGGTAGCAACCTAAACTCGATCAACCCTATAACGGGCCAGCCAGAGTTTTTCTTTAAAAAGATATTCAAAGCCATCAAGAGTATCGCCAAGAAGATTCTTCCCATAGCGGCTCCCATTCTAGGAAATCTGATTGCGCCGGGTATTGGTGGCATTATTGCTTCTGGTCTTGTCACAAAGCTGCAAGGAGGATCATGGGGTGATGCTCTGAAATCGGCGGCTCTCAGTTACGGAGCGGGGGCTCTTGGTAAAGGTATAATGGGTGGTTTGTCAGGTACATCCATTGGGGACGCTTTGGGTGTTTCTGGAAACCAGACTTTTATGGGAGGACTCTCAGCGGGTCTAACTGATCCGTTTAGCGCAGCTGGAAACCTGTTTTCCTCTGGCGCCGCTAATCCTTTGGCGCAAGGTATATTTGGGCCACGCGGAACGGGTACTTTCTTTAGTAGCCTAGATAATACGGCTTTCGCCAACCAAGGTGTAGGAGTATTACCGTCTTATCAAGGATCTGACGCTCTTACAGCAGCGGGTGTCGATCCTGTGACGGGTCAATATGCCCCTAAGGCCATGATAGATGCTAACCCCGCCAGGTACGGACTGAGTGCATCGACGGCGGCTAAACCCCAGTCATGGATGACCGAGGTCTTTACTGATCCAGCTGCGGCAACGGCAGGTGGTGTCCCGCCAGGTACTGAACTGGTTCCCGTCGACGGCGGCTATCAGGTCTCTCCTAGCGCAACATATGTTGCGCCAGAGCAAGCAGTTCAACCAGGCTTTCTAGAAAGAAACCTAGGTAAAACAGGTGCTGATCTTGTAGGTCCTATGATTGTACCTGGGGCAGTTGCAGGGCTCGTTTACGCTTTGTCTGATGAAGAACAAGGCGTAGCCGATCAGCTGAAGGATTTAGATGCAGCTAACCCACGAAGAGCAGCCTATGACCAGTGGCAAAACCTTCCTGATAAAAACTCTGCCGAAGCCAGCCAATTAAAAGCAATATGGTACGGTCAGCCAGCATATAGTAGTTCCCAGCTTGCAAGCAATTTTGGTGCTAATCCATTAGCTGGTATTACACCTTTAACACCAGGGGCGCCTACAGGAATTGCAGCCACAGCAGCGGCTGGTGGTGAGGTCTTTGGCCCTGGTACAGGAACCTCTGACAGTATCCCTGCAAGGCTCTCGGACGGGGAATTTGTCATGACAGCGGAAGCTGTAAGAAATGCTGGCGACGGGAATAGGTCGCTTGGCGCCGCTCGAATGTATGACATGATGAACAGATTTGAGAGAGGAGTTGCGTAATGGTAACCACAACAGAATCCATTGTACGCCAAGCTCCTTATCTCGAGGATTTTCAGAAGAAGATACTTGAAGGTGCTTTTGCCCGTGGCGAAACACCCGTATCCATTCCTGGTATTGACGTTGCTGCTCTTGATCCGCTTACCCTTTTAGCTTTACAAAAAGGTCAGGGGATTGGTCAGTTTCAACCATTCCTGACTACAGGTGCAGGAACTATAGGGCAAGGACTAGCTACCCTTCAGGAACAGGCGGCGGGAGTTCCAGGCCTATTTACGGATGCTGCGGAAGAGGCCCTTCAAACCACAGGGGCATACGATCCAGCAAGCGCGGCTGCCTTTCAGGATCCCTACCAACAGGCCGTTACACAAGAAGCTCTTGCCGAATATCAGCGGCAGGCCGATATACAAAGAAATCAGCTATCGGCGCAAGCGGTAGGCGCTGGAGCCTATGGTGGCTCCCGTTTTGAAGTAGCTAATCAGGAGTTGACGAGAAACCTAACCGACATACAAAGCCGGCGCGTGTTCGAGGACTTGAGCCGTAACTTTAACCAAGCTCAGAACGCTGCACAAACTACCTTTGAGAACCAGCAGCGAAGACAGCAAGGTGTAGCGCAACTTCTTGGCGGATTGGGGGCATCGCAATCACAGGAAGCTGTTCGGTTAGGCGGCGGTATTGCTGGACTTGGAACAACGCAAGCAAACCTGGCCGGAGTTGGGCAAAATCTCTTAGGGCAAGAGACGCAAGTTCTATCACAACTCGGCGCATTGCGGCAGACAGATGAGCAAAGAAGACTTGATGCCGAAAGACAGTCAACTTTGCAGCAATCCTACGAGCCTTTCCAGCGGATAAGCTTTATGAGCGACATTTTCAAGCCGCAGATTGGTTCCGCAGGATCTACTTTGGGTATGAATGTTGCGCCGTCTCCGAGCCCGTTGTCCCAGGCCATTGGAGCGGGAACTGGTGTCTTTGGTCTTAACAGGGCTCTTGGTAATCCACTAGGACCACTCTTTGGTCAGAGTGCCGCGTGATGAACAGGAGATCCCCAGTTCGTTCCGTCCTAGCCGAACGTAGGATGTTCGCAAACGGTGGTATGCTGCCTATAAGCACCCCAATTAAGAACGCACCGTCAGGAATTCTTGCGTCTTCCTTACCCTTGATCGATTCTGTATCGCAAGAGATTCTTGCGCCTCTGACGGGCGGTCCAATGCCCATGGCCGAAGGTGGTGTTGCGAAGTTTAAACATGGCGGAGTTCACGGTATTCCAACTCGTGAAGAGTGGAACAAGTTCTTGAATCAGCCCCCACCTGGGGTAACCGTTTCTGAACAGGTTATCGAAAAGGTTCCTGCTCTTCCTGTAGGACAAATAACTTATCAAGATACAGTAAATTTTAACAAGTCTTTACAGAAGGCCATGGGGCTTAAAAATGAAGCCTTGCAAGCAGTACAACCGTCTGGTGTTCAAGAATTTGGGCGAGGGGTCTCTGAATTTGGGCGCGACATTGTTGAAAATGTAGAAACCCTTTTCAGAACGGGTCCTGAAGTTTCTGCTGCCCAAGCCGAACGAGACGCGGATCGAGCCGAAGCAAAGGCGGAGCGTCTTGGGGAAGAAGGGTTCGACAGCGAGAAAGAACAACAAGCTGAAATATTGAGAATTAATAGCCTCCCCACCAGCTTTTGGCTTGGTGAATCAGGGGCCGATGGACGCACTATAGATTACTGGAATAATACCGATTTGCCCCCTATTTATCAGACATCTGTGGCCCCCCAGGACGTGACGATTGCGGAAGGTCCAGATGGGACCGATATTTCTGGAGCACAGCGGGAGGTCGGGTCCTTTGCCTGGATGAAAGATGAGCAAAGAAGAACAGAGGAACTTGCTGCGAAAGTTACAGACACCGATAGATCTCCAGATTACACACAACTTTTCTTAGAACAAGGATTGATAACAGACGCTACGGGAGAAGCACCATCTGAAGAGGAAGAACCTGTTGCGATAACAGACGGAGAAGCGAAACCTGCGGCAGAACCTGTTGAGATAACAGACGGAGAA